CCCCCCACGGATCATCTACGGGTCTGGCACTTCCGTCACGTAGCGCTACGTGACTAGGGATCTTGTGTATATTCCGGTGGCGTTATGCAGAGGTGGTGACCGATGGCTGGTCGCGGCCCAGCACCGAAAGACCCCGAGAAGCGCCGGCGTACCAACGCGGATCCGGTCCCGACGACCGTCGTGACCCCGGATGACGGCCTGCGTGGCCCGCCGCTGCCCGACGACGCGATCTCGGAGCCGTGGCACCCGCGCACGCTGGCGTGGTGGGACACCTGGCGCCGTTCTCCGCAGGCACAGACGTTCGTTGCCACCGACTGGGACTTCCTGCTGGACACCGCCCTGATGCATCACACGATGTGGCAAAAGGGACGTTGGGAGTTCGCGTCAGAGCTGCGCCTGCGGGCGGCGAAGTTCGGAGCGACTCCGGAAGACCGGGCACGGCTGCGGATGCAGGTCTCCGAGCCCGGCGCGAAGCCAACCGCGGGCGAGGGTCGCCCGGGTGGTCGGTACGGACACCTGCGGACCGTTAAGTCGGCGTAGTCCAATGGCGCTGGCCGATGTCGACGAGATGCCGTCGCTGGGCTGGGCGCTGCTGGACTGGCTGTCCATGCATCTGAGCAGCCCGCGTGACGAGAACGAACCGCTGACCTTCACCGACGAGCAGGCGCAGGATATCGCCGACTGGTACGCGATCCATCCGGGCACGGGTCGCTTCGTCTACCGCCGGGGCGCTTCTCGTCGATCCAAGGGTCGAGGCAAGAGCCCCGTAGAGGCCGCCAAGGCGATCGGCGAGCTCGCGGGTGACGTTCTGTTCGACCATTGGGCCGCGCGGAGTGAGGTCTCCTCGTGGGGCTATGAGTACCAGCCCGGCGAACCGGTGGGCCGCCCGTGGGGTACGAAGGGCGCGCCGACGCCGTGGGTGCAGATCGCCGCGGTGTCCGAGGACCAGACCGAGAACACCTACGCGGCGATCTACGAGTTCCTGACCGCGAACGACGGCCGGGCCGCCGACGAGCTGCGCATCGACGCCGGGCTGACCCGCTGCTACCTGCGGGACCGGCCGGGCAAGTTGGAGCCGGTGACCGCCAGCGCGGGTACCCGGGAGGGTCAGCGGGTCACGTACGGGGTGCTGGATGAGACGCATCTGTGGACGCCGAGCAACGGCGGGAAGCGGCTGGCCCGCACGATCCGCCGCAACGTGGCGAAGATGGGTGGCCGCACCTACGAGACCACCAACGCGTTCGTCCCCGGCGAGGACTCGGTGGCAGAGGGCACCCACAAGGCGGTGCAGGACGGCGCGCCGGGCATCTACTACGACGCGGTGGAGGCGCCGCCGGTCAAGCCCGAGGACTCCGACGACGAGCTCAAGGCGGCGCTGCGGGTCGCGTACGGGGACGCGTGGTGGATCGACCTGGACCGCATCGTCGCCGAGGTGCGGGATCCTGAGTCCACGTGGGAGGACTCGGAGCGGTTCTACTTCAACCACAACGTCGACGATCGCCGCAAGGCGGTGGAGACGAAGCGGTGGCAGGAGTTGGCCCGCCCGGACATCGTGGTGCCGGCCGGCGCGTACATCGGCCTGGGCTTCGACGGCTCACTGTCCGACGACTGCACGGTCCTGATCGGCTGCACGCTGGTCGACGGGACGCCACACACCTTCGAGATCGAGGTGTGGCAACGGCCGAAGGACGCCCCGAAGACGTGGCGGGTACCGCGGTCGGAGATCCGGGCCAGGGTCGCCGAGGCGATGGCCTACTACGACGTCGGGATGATGCTGTGCGACCCGGCGAAGTGGCAGACCGAGATCGAGTACTGGGTTGAGGAGTTCGGCGAAGAGAAGGTCGTGCTGTTCGACACGAACCAGCCGACCCGGATGTGGCGGGCCTGCGACCGGTTCACCACCGCGTTGGCCGAGCGGCGGTACACCCATGACGGCGCGACGCAGTTGTCCGCTCAGGTGCTGGCCATGTTCAAGCGCAAGGTGCGGCTGCGCGACGACGAGGACGACGGCCGGACCAAGTTCGTGTTCGTGAAGGGCCCGAACCGGGAGAAGATCGACGCCGGTATCGGCGCGGTGCTCGCGCTGGAGGCGGTAGCGCTCATGCCCGCCGTGGGCGATTACGACGTGCTCGACAGCGTCTGGTGACGGGAGGTCGGCTCATGCGCGACCTGATCACCGACGTGTTGGACGCGGTGGGGCTGCTGGCCGTGGCCGCTGGTATCGGCGCGGGCGCGGCGCGCTGGATCGGCTGGTTCGGCCTGGCGGTGTCCGGTGGCGTGGTGCTGGTCGGCTCGGTCGCCGCGTCGATGCGGACCGGACGGCCGGCGGGTGGTGAGCGGTGAGCCTGTTCGGGCGGCAGAAGCGCGACTTCTTCGGCATCCCCGGGGCGCAGGCGCTGATCCCGATCCGGTCGGCGCAGAAGCAGGGCTCAGTCACCGTCACGAACGACTCGGCGATGCGGCACTCCGCGGTGTGGGCGTGCCTGCGGCTGCGCGCGGATCTGATCTCGACGATGCCGATGGACGTGTTCCGGCGGGTCAACGGCATGCAGATCGAGATGCCGAAGCCGCCGGTCCTGGTGCAGCCGGGCGGCGATCGGGTCGACATGTGCGAGTGGCTGTACAGCTCGCAGGTGGACCTGGACCGGGCCGGCAACACCATCGGGCTGATCACCGAGGTGAACGCGTTGGGCCTGCCGGCGCGCATCGACCTGCAGATCCTCGCCGAGTGTTCGGTGCAGTCCCGCGACGGCAAGGTGACGTACCGCATCGGCGGGAAGAGCTACGACCCGTCGAAGGTGTGGCACGAGCGGCAGTACACGGTCGCCGGCCTTGAGGTGGGCCTGTCCCCGGTGGCGTACGCCGCGTGGTCGATCGGCGAGTACCTGAGCATTCAGGACTTCGCGCTGGCGTGGTTCGGTGGCGGTGCGGTGCCGAAGGCGCGGATGAAGAACACCGCGAAGACGATCAACAACGACGAGGCCGAAAAGGTCAAGAGCCGGTACCGCGCGACGCAGCAAAACGGCGACATCTTCGTCCACGGAACGGACTGGGACTTCGAGTTCATCCAGGCCCAGAACCAGGGCATGGAGTGGATCGAGGGCAAGCGGTACGGCGTCACGGATATCGCCCGTTTCTTCGGCGCCCCGGGTGACCTGATCGAGGCGGCGGTGTCGACCGGCACCATCACCTACGCGAACATCTCGCAGCGCAACTTGCAGTTCCTCATCATGAATCTGCAGCCGGCCATCTACCGCCGCGAGCTGCGCCTGTCGAAGCTGCTGCCGCAGCCGCGGTACGTGAAGCTGAACACCGACGCGCTGCTGCGGATGGACCCGCAGACCCGGGCGCAGGTCATTCTGACCCGTATCAATTCGCGGACGCTGGCGCCGAGTGAGGCGCGGGAGTTGGACAACCTTCCGCCGTTCACGCCCGAGCAGGCCGCCGAGTTCGACCGGTTCTGGCCACCGAAAGCCTCCCAGCCTGTTGCGGCTGGCAATCCGGCGGGAGCGACATCGTGACGACCACGCAGATCAAACACACCAGCGACCACGTGTTCGGCACAACGGTGTCGGTCACCAACGCGACACCGAACATCACCGACTCGGCGAACGGGTTCGCGGCGACGGATGTGGGGCGGTCGATCACCACGACGAACACGGCCGGGCGGAAGGTGCAGACGGTGACCAATGCCGGCGCGGCCGTCATGGACGGCAACGCGAGCGCGTCGAGCGGCCCGCAGGCGTGCACGTTCGCCGCGGTGCTCACGAACGTCACGAAGAAGACGAACGGCTACACCGACAAGACGTCGGTGTTCGTGGCGCAGCTGGCGCCCGGTCGACAGAGCCTGGCGCAGCACGCGATCAACCAGTGGACGAACTCTGGCGGCACCGGCACCACGGCGACCCGGGCGCAGAAGATCCTGGCCGCGCAGGGCCTGTTCATCCAGGAGACGTGACCAACCCGTGCCTTACCACGTGGCCAAGTCCAGCGAGTGTCCGGCGTCGAAGCCGTGGGCGTGCATCAAGTCCGGCGACGGCGAGGTGATGGGCTGCCACGAGACGAAGCAGGACGCCGAGGCGCAGATGGCGGCGCTGTACGCCAACGAACCGGGAGCGAAGATGGACGTTGGTCCCAAGAGCATCCACGTTCGCCGGTTGGAGAGCCGTGTCGCCCGCACCGCGGCCCGCTTCGTCGAACACGCGAGGCGCACCGGCACCGACGTCGCCGGGCTGACCGCGGTGAAGCTGCCGTGGTACGAGGTGCGCAACCTGGCCGAGGCGCCCGACGAGCCCGTGACCATGTTCATCTTCGACGAGATCGGCGGATCCTTCGGGGTCGACGCGGCGACGTTCGCGGAGGACCTGCAGGCCATCGACGCGCCGCTGATCCGGGTGCGGATCAACTCGCCGGGCGGGTCGCTGTTCGACGCAATCGCCATCTACAACGCGCTGAATCACCATCCGGCCCGCATCGAGGTGTACATCGACTCGCTCGCCGCGTCGGCGGCCTCGGTGATCGCGATGGCGGGTGACGAGGTCGTGATGATGCCGGGCTCGCAGATGATGATCCACGACGCCTCAGCGGTGCACGACGGCAACGCGGGCGCGATGGAGAAGATGTCGACGTTCCTGCACCGCCAGTCCGACAACGTCGCCGACCTGTACCGGCTGCGCGCCGGCGGGGACCTGGCCGAGTGGCGGGACCTGATGCTGGCCGAGACGTGGATGTTCGCCCGGGAGGCCGTCGACATGGGTCTCGCGGACCGGGTCCAGGACGCGCCGGCCGCCGGCGGCCCCGAGGCGCGGTCGTTCGACCTCTCGGAGTTCCGCTATGCGGGCCGCCGCGAGGCACCCGCCCCGCAGCGCCGGCAGCTACGCACCGCCGAGCCGCCCGCCGCGGTACCGCTGGTGCGCTCGTCGACCGACGCGGAGACCCGCGGCGCCGCGCAGCGCCGCGGCGAGGCCGCCGGGGACCGGGGCGCCCGAGCGGTCGCCCGGCGCACCGCACCGACCGGCCTGACCGGC